CTGGTGCAGAAGATGATCACCGCCGCTGTCAGTGAGGGTGAGAAAGCCGCGGACGGTGCCATTGCCGCTGCTGGTGGACCACCTCCACCGCCTGGCAGTTCGCTCGAGCGTCTGTTCGACGACACACCGTTTGACCTGTCGATGCCGCATTCGGAACGTGCCGCGCAGGCAATCCGGGATGACATCACCTCCGAGTTGCAGGATGTCCGTTTCCGTCTCACCCGACTCCCGGACGACATCTACAAGGCGATCGCACCGCACGGCGGGATCGGCCAGGTCCTCGACAACGGTTTCACCCCGGCGCACGCGCAAGCGGTCGCGTGGCGGGTGTTCGTGTCGAAAGGCATCACGGGGTTCACCGATAAGGCTGGCCGGAACTGGTCACTGTCCGCATACACGGAGATGGCCGTCCGCACAGCGTCATTGCGGGCGTTCAACGCTTCCCATCTGGCACGCATGACCGCGGTGGGCATCAAATATGTGACGGTCACCGACGATGGGCATCCGTGCCCGTTGTGCCTTCCCTGGCAGAACCGTGTGTTGGCGATCTCACCGGATGGGCTCGGCACACCGACCATTGCGGATGCTGTCGCTGCTGGTCTGCATCATCCGAACTGCCGGCACACCTGGGTTGCCGTCATTCCCGGGGTTACGAAACTTCCCCCGGTGCAGGAATGGACGCCTGAGCATGCTGCCGCGTACAACGCGACGCAGAAGCAGCGTGCGATCGAACGCGACATCAGGAAGAACAAACTCGTCGCCCAGCACGCCCTCGACACGGATGTGAAGACGGATGCTCTCGCGGATGTGCGACGCCAGCAGGCGAACCTCCGCGCGCATATCGCCGAGCACGGTCTGAAACGGCAGTCACGCCGCGAGCAACCCGACCTGTCGAACGGGCGCATCAAACTCCCCACCCCGCAATAGCGGCCCACAAGCCTGCGCCGAAACGGCGTAGTTCCCCACCAAACCCGAAATGGGAGCAACAGACCAATGTCCGAAACCACAGAAGCGACTACTGAGCAGACAGCAGCGACCGAAACGGCCGCCACCGAAGCACAGCAGGCAGCTGCCGAAACATCAACGCTCGATCTCACCAACCTGCCCGCTGACCACCCGCTGGTCAAGGCACTCGCCGCCCAGAAGGAAGAGCTTCGCGAACTGCGACCGCTCAAGTCGAAGGCCAAGCAGTGGGACGAGTTCGAAGAAGCGAACAAAACCGAGCTCCAGAAGGTACAGGACCGCGCCGCAGCGGCCGAGGCACGAGCTGCCGAAGCCGAAACACGCGCTCTCCGTGCGGACATCGCCAGTAAAACCGGTGTCCCCTCCGAGCTCATCCACGGTGCAACAGCCGAGGACATGGAAGCGTCCGCGCAGGCAGCACTCGCATTCAAAGGCTCAACCACCACAGCAGCTCGTTCAGGTGGCGCGGACATCAACGGCGGCCAAGGCCAGCCGAAGACATATTCGCAAGCACGGATGCAATCCGATCACGCCTACTACGTCGAGAACCGCGACGCGATCCTCGCAGCACAGGCCGAACCGGGAGCTCCGCGCATCACCCCGTAAAGGAAGTGAACCAGCATGGCTAACGTCACTGGTACCTCAGCAGCACCCTTCATCCCAACCATTTGGGCCAACGAGGCCCTCGAGATCCTGCGCCCGAACTACGTCATGGCACCGCTGGTCACCCGTGACAGCGACCTTGCCACGTTCGAGGTAGGAAACATTCTGTCCATCCCGTACCCGGGTGTTCTGGCGGCGAACGCGAAGGTCGCGAACACCCCGGTCACCAAGCAGGTGCCCACCTCGACGTCGACCACGGTCACGCTGAACAGGCACTTCGAGGCGACGATCCTCGTGGAGGATTTCGCGAAGGCTCAGGCGCTCCCGTACCTGATGAAGTCGTACATCGGCGCGCAGGTCGCGGCGATCGCCACCCAGGTGGAAACCGACATCATCGCCCTGTACTCGGGTTTCTCGGGTTCACTCGGAACGGCCGGCACCGACCTGTCCGCTGCAACTCTGCGTGCGGTGAACAAGAAGTTCACCGACAACCTTGTTCCTCGCCAGAACCGGCACATGCTGATCTCGACGAAGGACACGGCGGCGCTCCTCGCGGACTCGACCTTGTCGAACTACTTCGCGTACAACTCGTCGAGCCGTGGTGACATCAGCAACGGTCTCGTGTCGCAGGACATCTTCGGTCTGCAGCTTCACGAGTCGCAGCTTGTCCCGACGACCGGTTCCGCACCGATCGCCACCCACGACCTCGCATTCGACCCGGGCGCGATCATCCTCGCGTCCCGTGCGCTGCCGCAGGCACCCACCGGTGAAGGCACAGCGCAGGCAACTGTGACCGACCCCAACTCGGGGCTCGTGCTGCGGGTGACGATGTCGTACAACAACGACAACCTCGGCACGCAGGTCACCATCGACACCCTTTACGGTGTTTCGATCCTCCGCGACGCGAAGGGCTTCCAGGTACTCACCTAGGCAGCACAGTTCCTTTCACGCATATGACGGCGTGAAGGGTTCTGCGCCAGCTAGGCGTTTCAAACGAAAGGAATCATCATGGCAAAGGCAACAGACCCCAACGAGATCCCCGACACCCCGTCTGTCATCACCCCCGGCAAGCCGATCGAGGGTTTCTCGGCGGACACGCACGGTGAACCGGTCGAGTTCCCCGAAGGTGTCCCTGCAGGGTACGAGGACGGTCCTGAGGTGAAGTCGGACCTGTCCAAGGTTCCCGAAGACGGGCAGACGCATTTCAAGCACGGCAACTTCCCCGAGGACGCTAAGTGAGCGACGACACCACGAAGTACATCGAGAACGAGGCTGGCGGTGTCACCGCGGTCACGCTCGAGCATTTCGAGGCGTACCTGCAGGAAACCACCAACGCTGGCCGCACCTACCTCCTTCACGGGTACAAGGAACTCACGGCCGCTGAGGCGAAGAAACGCAACCCGCAGTTGTTCGGTGTCCCCGACCCGCGTGTTGTCCTCACCGATGACGAGCTCGTGAGAGCTGCGAACCGCAAGAAACTGCTCGCCGAGATCCACGCCGAGCAGGCCGAATCTGCCAAGGAGTAACTGATGGTCCTCGTCTACGCCGCTCAAGCAGATTTTCTGGCATGGACAGGACTGACGACCGCTCCAACGAACATCGCCCAGTTGCTTCGGTCTGCTTCCCTCGCGGTGAGGGAAGCGACCGAGCTCTGTTTCTTCAACGCCGACACCACCGGTCTCCCGATTGACACACCCACTCTGCAGGCGTTCAACGATGCCACCTGCTCCCAGGCGGCATTCCTCAACTCGGAAGGCATTGACCCGAACGCGGGCGGTGTGCTTGTTGCTGGTGTGCTGGATGCTGTCGCGATCGGTTCCGGCCGTGTCGGCTTCGCCGATGCAGCACAAGCCGCTTTAGCGAAAACGGATGCCATGAACGGGATATGTCCCGAGGCGCGCCGGATTCTCGCTGATGCTGGGTTGACCCCGTCGCAACCGTGGGTGACCGGGTGAACGCCAAGCAGGCGCTCGCCCTGTTCTACCAGCAGACCGTCTCTGTAGAACCCTTTACAGGGGCCGGCTCGAACGGGGACACTTTCGCGACCGCGCAGAACGTCGTGGGCTTCTACGACGGTGCCCGGAAACTTGTCCGCGATTCGGATGGTGAGCAAGTCGTCTCATCGTCGACGTTCTATACGGAGCCTGAGAACGCGGCTGCGTTCACCGTGAACTCACGCGTTACCTACAAAACCGCTGTCTCTCGTGTCCTCGGAATTGAATATCACGAGTCTGGGTCACTCGGATTACCGGATCACATCGCGGTTTCACTCACCTAGGAGAACCGATGGCTGTTCGTGGAACCTTCAACCTCGATGCATTCCGCGAAGCCTTAGAGGAACGCAAGCCAATCGCACTAGCGCGAGGGCTCGAATATTTGCGGTCGGTTGTCACCCCGCTCGTGCCGGTGCAGACAGGCAACCTTGTCGGCTCGATCGGGATCACCGTTTACGACGACATGGGCGAAATCTTCATCCCTGGACCGTACGCCCTGTACCAGCATGAGGGCGTTTATTACCGGCACGGGAAATTCGGCGCCCCACTGACTCACACGCATGGTGAATCCTTCTTCCTCGAGCGCCCCATGGTGCAGGAAGCCGACAACATCTTCAAAGTCATGGACGAAGCACTATACGGAGATGGCTAATGGGTGCGATGCGAGACCTAAAGACCGGGCTCGCGACCATGGCCGCAAATGCAGGACTCGGCGTGTACAGATCTGATGGCAGCAACTACTTGGCCGGCGAAACCGCAATTGTCATGAACATCATGCCTGTCTCACCTGACCGGTGCGCGGTCATCAACGCAGTCCCGCTCACGGACGTCGTCAACGTACCCCAGGGCCTTGTCATGGTGCAGTTCGCCTTCCGTGGCGCACCGAATAACAACCTCGACGTTGATGACCTAGCCGACAGTTTCTTCTCCCTGTTTCACGGTTCCGTCAGTCTCGTGCTCGGCTCAGTCACTGTGGAACAGATGAACCGAAACAACGTCATCCCCATGGGTCAAGACCAGTCAACTCGAATAGAACGCGTCGACAAGTACTACCTCGACTGCGGTTTCCCGGCGACAACCTCTCGCCCATCATGATCCCCTCCACAGACCGCATCTAACCGGATGCGTCCAAAACCCCACACCCTCCGTGGTTTGGGGCTCATCACCATGCCCCAACGCCTGAGGAGGCAATCATGACCGTGGCACTCGCCCGCAAGTACCAACTGCAGGTATCTGTCGACAATGCAACTTGGCTGAACGTCAAGGGCGTCGATGACCTGAACCCTTCCGAGAACCCGACTATCGTCGGCGCGGACACGTACGACACCAACGGTGTAAACGCGTTCGAGAAGACGATGATCGGCCCGAAGATTGTCGCCAAATTCCTTCGCCCCGTGAACGGCGGCGTGTACGACCCAGGTCAGGAGCTGATCCGGGCGACTCGCTTCCAGTTCGGCGCATCAGCACGTATTTACTTCCGCTGGTTCGACAAGAACGGCGCCGCAGATGCTTACGGCGGGTATGGCCTCGTGGAGTGGGAGCCTTCCAAAACAGGTGTCGCGGACGTCGAAGAAATCACCGTCACCTTCACCGCTGACGGCACCTTCGCCTCGATCACCAACCCGTACAGCGTCGCAGTGGTGCCTGTCATCACATCGATTACCCCCTCCGGCATCGGTGCTGGCGGTGCCGTCACGATCTTCGGCTCGTTCTTCACAGGCGTGGTCGCAACCACGGGTGTGAAATTCAACGGCACGAACGCCACCTCGTTCTCGTTCATCAACGACAACCAGATCATTGCCGTTCTTCCGGCTGGCGCCGCAGGAACGACCCCGGTCATTGTCACGAACGCGACTGGCGCATCCACAGCATTCAACTACACCCGCACCACGTAGTAACCAACTCCCGGCCCGCGCG